CTTAAAAAATGCTCCGGGGGTGAGTTTTTGGAGGAGGTTCTGAGTACCCTGGCGGTGCTTAGACAGGCTCATAAAGGATGGTCTGACATGCCTAAATGTCTTTGCTCTCCTTTTTCTCCTTTCAGAGAGCCTTTTGACCTTTGTGAGCCTCTTTAAGCACCGTAAAAGTATAGGAAAAGGCATGGAAAACCCATGAGAAACCAGAAGATATTTGACATGAAGGAGGGGTGAAGTATGCCAAGACAGGCTAAGAAGCCAGTTGAAACCCCTCATAAAGAGATAGTACCAGAGCTTGATCCGGCCGCACGACAGGCACAATTGATCAACTTAGCGGAACTTCAGGCTGAAAAGCAGATGCTGGAAGGCACTGCGCCCGCTCAGATCGTCGTGCACTACCTGAAACTGGCCACAATCAAGGAACAGAAAGAGATTGAGCTGCTCGAGCACCAGACAAAGCTTGCTCAGGCGAAGATTGAAGCCATTGAAGCGGGAAGGAGGGAAGAGGAGCTCTACGCACAGGCAATTGAGGCTATGAAGATCTACAACGGAAACGGAGAGAGCGATGATCCGGACATATTCTGAGCTGATCAAGCTGCCGACGTTCAACGAGCGGTATGAGTACCTCAAGCTGGATGGAAAGTATCTGGAGCCGACTTTCGGAGGGCATCGATATTTGAATCAGATGTTCTACCAGACTCCGGAATGGCGGACGGCAAGAAGAAAGGCCATCGTCCGGGATATGGGCAATGACCTTGGGTGCGAGGGATGGCCGATTTACGGGAAGATCTATGTGCATCACATGAATCCGATTACAGCTGAGGATATTCTCAAGCGGTCGGACGCATTATTTGATCCAGAGAATCTGATCTGCTGCTCGGATGCGACACACAACGCGATCACATACGGCGACTGGAACGTGCTGCCAAAAGAATACGAGGAAAGAAGACCGGGGGACACATGTCCATGGAAAACAAACATTCAGGGAGTGTAATTATGTGTGACGACGATCTCAGTTCGGTTTACAGGAAACGGAACCGATACGAAAACGGACGGGTGAAGAGTACACAGAATGTGTTCTACGGCCCTTCCTTTGATTCAGACGTGCTCTGCATTGTGACCCCGGACGAGGAGTTCGAGATCGATTACAATGAGTCCAGAGGCGAATTCTACAAGATCTACACGGCGAGCGGGGTCGAGGGCTTCGTGCGCAAGAAAAACGTCAGGACTGCGGGGTGATGGGATGGACGAAAGCATTCTCGAGTCGGTGAAGAAGGCGCTTGGCATTGTGCCGGACTACCAATACTTCGACGATCAGCTGATCCTCTACATCAACGCGGCGCTGGCGGTTCTCGTCCAGACAGGCGTTGGCACGGCAGGGTTTGCTATCACAGGGCCCGAGTCAAAATGGTCAGATTTTCTCGGCGAGAAGATGACGGCGCTGGAGTACAGCAAGGTCTACGTCGCCATGAAGGTTAAACTCATGTTCGACCCGCCTCAGTCTTCCGGCGCGCTTCAGGCCCTCAAGGATCTGGTGGCCGAGTATGAGTGGCGCGGATACATCGAGTGCGACGAGCTGGTGCTGGATCAGGACTGAATTATTACTTCTTAGAAGTCATTTAATTCACCACCTTTTATCTGATTATACACGAAGAAACACAATTTGTCAACACCCTACGGAAGGAGGAGATACGAAATGAACGACACGCTGGAACATCACGGCATCCTCGGCATGAAGTGGGGTGTACGGAGATACCAGAATAAAGATGGTACCTGGACTGAGGAAGGGAAAGAGCATAGAGCGGAAGGTAGTTCTCAGGCAAGTTCTGAACCTACTGCAGATGAAGGCTCGGGGGCTTCCAGCAAAACTGCAGATCAGACTGTACAAGATATTTCAAAGAAGCTTCTTACTGAACGTGAGATGATGGACACGGATTCTCAGAGAAGTATAAATGCTGCAAAAACCGGTTTAAACTGTATCAAAGCTGCGAGACCTTGGGACGGTGATGACTTCGATCCGGAAAGCAAAATGGATCAGGAGTGGTTTTTAATAGAGGACCAGACATTTGGTCTTCCGCAGATAGCGGACCTTGCGAACCAAGGCTATGACGAAAAAGAAATCAATAAGATGATATCAGATGGGATTGAGGCATATGAAAATTCAAAATATGCTGAGGGTTTCAATGGCGATAAAGGTACAGATGTGTCTGGTTTGTGGTATTTAACCATGAGCGGATATGGTGATGGGTGGAACTCGTCCAACATCAGCGATTACATCCGTGAATGTGCGAACTACGCAAAAAACGAAACTAAACACTCCGATGATCCCTCCGAAGAAGATTCTCTCATGCACTATGGTATCCTCGGTATGAAGTGGGGTGTACGGAGATACCAGAAGAAAGACGGCTCACTGACTCCTGAGGGACGGGAGAGATATGGGGATGATGCACCGGACGGTAACAGTTCTTCCTCCGGCAATTCTTCCGACGCTACGCCGAGAACTCCTGCCAAGTCTGCTTCCGAGATGACGGATCAGGAGCTGAATCAGGCGCTGAACCGGCTCCGTATGGAACAGCAGTATAACGAGCTGACCGGGGCGAAGTCCAGCAATCAGTATCAGAACCAGCAGAACTTCTCGACGCCGCCAAGCAACACGGGGAACTTGTCCAACGCGGAGCTTCAGGCGTACATCACGCGGCTCGACATGGAGAAGCGGTATGCTCAGCTGACGGCTCCTCCGCCGAAGCAGCTTACAAACGGCCAGAAGTTCCTTAAGGAAGTAATTCCCGCCGTTGCTATGGAGGTTGGACGAGAACTTGTTAAGAATACAATGAAAAAGATGCTCGGGCTGTCCGGAGATAACAACGAGAATAAGAACAACAACAATAACAACAATAACAATAATAATAACAATAATAATAAGAACAAGAACGAAAACAATAATGATGCCCTGAATAAACTTCGCGGCAGGCTTGACGAGAGCGACAAGAGGATGAATCTGATCAAGAACTCCATTGAGTCTCTGGACAAGAATATGAAAGCTCTTTCAAACAAATCGAATGAGGATCGGAAACAGACGGAGAGCATCCAGAAAGACTTCCTCAACTTTATGAAGAAGAACGCTCAGCAGATCCAGCAGGAGGAGAAGAGGAACAACGATGCTATCCGCGCCGAATGGAAGACCAATGTCGGAAGCCAAACGAGCAATTGGTCCTATAGTTCCGGATCGGAAGATTATAGTTACTATGAGAATCCCTGGACATACCGCGTGAACAGGGTCTGATAAGGAGAAAATCAAAATGGCACTCTCAAACACTGCCACACCAAAGTACTACGGCAGGTTTCGGGATGCCGTAATGCGGGGGGAGATTCCGGTCTGCCGAGAGATCTCCATGCAGATGAACCGAATTGACAGTCTGATCCGGAGCCCGAATTACTACTATGATCCCGGGCCGGTTGAGGGGTGGATTCGGTTCTGTGAGAATGAACTGACCCTGACGGACGGATCCGATCTGAACCTGCTCGACTCCTTCAAGCTCTGGGGAGAGGATGTTTTCGGCTGGTACTACTTCGAGGATCGCAGTGTCTGGCAGCCGGATCCCGACGGAAAGGGCGGCCGGTATATTCGCAAGCGGATCAAGAAGCGGCTCTGCAACAAGCAGTATCTGATCGTCGGACGAGGCGCGGCGAAGTCTCTTTACGATTCGAGCATTCAGGCGTACTTCCTGAACTGCAACACGCGCACCACGCAGCAGATTGCCACGGCACCCACCATGAGGCAGGCGGACGAGATTCTCGGACCCATCCGGACGGCCATTTCGAGAGCAAGAGGGCCTCTTTTCAAATTCCTGACGGAGGGCTCCCTGCAGAATACCACGGGCTCCAAGGCAAAACGGGTACGGCTTGCCTCTACCAAGAAGGGCGTTGAGAACTTCATTACGGGATCCATCATCGAGGTTCTGCCCATGAGTATCGACAAGCTTCAGGGCTACCGGCCGTTTATAACCACGATCGACGAATGGCTTTCCGGTGACGTTCGTGAGGATGTTGTGGGGGCCACTGAGCAGGGCGCTTCCAAGCTGGACGACTATCTGATTGTAGCGACAAGCTCGGAGGGTACGGTCCGGAACGGTGTAGGTGACTCCATCAAAATGGAGCTGATGCAGATCCTGAAGGGCGAATACATCAACCCCCATGTTTCGATCTGGTGGTACAAGCTGGATGGGATCGAAGAAGTGGCGAAGCCTTCTATGTGGGTCAAGGCCAACCCGAATCTCGGGAAGACCGTCACTTACGAGACTTATCAGCGCGACGTGGAGCGGGCCGAGAAGGTTCCCTCCGTCAAGAACGACATACTTGCGAAGCGCTTCGGTCTGGCTATGGAAGGCTATACCTACTACTTCACCTATGACGAGACGAAGGTCCACAGGCATCGGGACTTCTGGTCCATGCCGTGCGCTCTTGGGGCGGACCTGTCCCTGGGCGACGACTTCTGCGCCTTCACCTTCCTGTTCCCACTCCCGGGCAATTCGTTCGGTGTGAAGACAAGAGCTTATATCACATCCCTGACCATGTCAAAGTTACAGGCGTCGCTCCGTCAGAAGTACGAAGAGTTTCTGGCTGAGGGTTCACTGATCGTGATGGAGGGGACAGTTCTCGATATGCTGGACGTGTATGACGATCTGGACCGGCATATCACGGAGAAGGAATACGACGTGCGGTGCTTTGGATATGACCCGTACAATGCGAGGGAGTTCGTTGAACGCTGGCAGCAGGAGAACGGACCCTTCGGCGTGGAGAAGGTCATTCAGGGCGCGAAGACGGAATCGGTGCCGCTGGGAGAGCTGAAGAAGCTGGCCGGAGAGAGGATGCTGGTGTTCGACGAGCAGCTCATGCAATTTGCCATGGGGAACTGTATTACGATTGAGGACACAAACGGCAACCGTAAGCTGATGAAGAAGCGGCGCGATCAGAAGATCGACTCGGTGGCAGCCATGGTCGATGCTTATGTGGCGTATAAGGCCAACCGGGATGCGTTTGAAGATTAACCCAAAGGAGGTGTCTGTCACTGAGACCGATTGACATTGAGACAAAGAAACGGTGCATAGATGCCTATGGCAAGGGAACGCCGATCAAGGAGATTTATGCCGGCATCTTTCATAGCGGCTATCCGGAAACGAGCTATGAGAGTTTCAAGAGGCGGATGAGGGTCTGGAGAAACAAGACCTACCCGGACCGGAAGACGCTTGAGGCCGGCACTTATGAAGGCTTTACCGCCCACAATGCCACGGTGCAGGTCAACGCCAACGGCGAGATCGTTCAGGCATGGATCAAGCAGGCTCTGGACGACGGGCAGTGGGATAGGCTTCTTGAGGTCATTCATGAGAGCACCGAGCCAATCAAAATAGAACCGATTGCTCACGACGGATCCGGCATGCTGGAGATTCCGCTTACGGATATGCACCTTCCGCTTTCCGATCACACAGAGAGCATCGGGAGGCTTCTGCACATTATCGAGCGGCAGGCGTGGGAAGAGATCGACATTGTCATCGGACAGGATCTCTTCCACAATGATGACATGCGCGGACGTACTGCTTCCGGACGAGTCATCGAGAAGGTGGACATTCCGGCGGCGTGGGAACAGGCGAGGTCTATCTGGTTCAGCGTGATTGATGCCTCTCTCAGGCAGGCGGGGCGGGTGAACCTGATCTACTCTGTTGGCAACCATGACGAGAGTCTGGCCTGGTGCTTTGTACAGATGTTGAAGGACCACTATCCGCAGGTGAATGTGGACGACCGGCTGAAGCAGAGGAAGTGCATCTACTGGAACGGCTGTTTTATCGGCCTGACCCACGGGCACTATATGAAGAACAAGATGCATGATCTGAGAGGGCAGTTTACCATCGAGTTTCCCGAGGAATTCTCGAGGGCTGCTGTCCGGGAGATTCATGCGGGACACCTGCACAGCGAGGCAGAGGGAGATCTTTACGGCGTGATGGTCCGGCGCTTATCCCGAAACGGGGAGACGGATCAATGGTCGGAGGACGAAGGCTTTGTGGGATCGCACAAGCGGTTTATGGTCTTTGAATGGGCTCCCGGATGGCTGAGAGCTGTGGATTATATATGAGAAAATATCCCCCCCCCCTAAGGGGAGATTTGGAGGGATCGACTATGGACAATGAACTGAAACACTATGGTATTGTCGGCATGAAATGGGGCGTGCGCCGTTACCAGAATGAAGACGGTACATATACCACGGCCGGAAAGGAGCGCTATTCCGGAGAAAAGAAGGAATGGAAGCGCGAGCTCCGAGCAGATAAGCGTGATGCAAGACGACTGACCCGGGATGCAGCGGCAACCGGCAAGGCTTATGATCGGGCAAACCGTGCCTACAATCAGGCAAAAGAGACCTATGAAGGCGCCAAGAAGGCCGGAGCGCTCAATGACGGTATCAAGAAGCGCTATGAGGACGCAGAAGCCGTAAAGAACACCCTTGAGTCTCGTTATAAGGAAAGAGAAAAAGCTGCCGAAGCGCACCGTAACAGCATGGCTGAGAAGTACGGAGAAGATCATGTGAGCGAAATGCGATATAAAGAGCGTAAGGGCGGTACGACCACCATAGATAACGGCGACGCTACCTTGAGAAAGATCGGTATGTCGTTCGTTCTCGACGGGCTTGTCGGCGGTGTTCCTGTTGGAACGGCTTGGGCCGCATATAACTCTTCTACGATCAGAGGCGGGCTGGAATACGCCATGGCTGTGCGGGAACAGCGTGTTAAAGATCTTGGCTGACAATGCATAAAGCAAATAGAGGTAAAGGAGGTGATCCGCTTGTGAATGACGAATTGATGCACTACGGCATTTTAGGCATGAAATGGGGCATCAGACGCTATCAGAACCCGGACGGTTCTCTGACGGAGCTTGGGCAGAGACGGCTTGACCGGAAGGACTCCAAGTGGGCGCACAGGCGGGAAGAGAAGATCTACAACCAGACCTATCGCAAGTCCCGCCGGGAGATGAACCGATTTGTCCGGGATCTGAACCGGCAGATCTCTCCCACGAATGCAAGCGGGCGTCTCTCTGCAACCTACGTCAACGCCTACAACCAGAAGCTGGCTGAGGTGATGAATAAGAATGTGAAGGAGATTCATGCGCCGTCCGGAAAACTGGTCAAGTGGGTTGCCAAGCGGGGTGAGGTCGGGGTACATATGGCTCTGGCTGATGCCGGTTACGATCTCGGTCAGCTGAAGCGCGGTGTTTACGGATCCGGGCGGATTGCTTACCGGAAGACCTCGGTCAACACGGGCTAAGGAGGAAACAATTCAAAATGCAACTTTCATTTGGCGAAAGGCTGAAACACGCCTGGAATGTATTTAAGAGTCGGGATCCGACCTACTACTCACGCAACTACGTGGGCGGGCTCAGCGAATGGCGTCCGGACATCAACCGACGTTACTACCGGGATTCCGGAGACCGATCCATTGTGACGGCTATCAAGAATCGGATCGCAGTGGATGCGGCGCAGGTTGAGCTTCAGCATGTCAAGGTCGATGATAACGGGCGGTTCGTGGAGCTGATCGACTCCGGGCTCAACCGATGTCTCTCCTTATCTGCAAATGTCGACCAGACGGGCCGGGCGCTTCGTCTGGATATTTTTATGTCTATGCTGGACGAGGGGGTCATCGCCATTGTGCCGGTTGACACGACGTTCGATCCCGAGGTAACCGGAACTTATCAGATCAAGACGATCCGGATCGGCAAGGTTGTGCAGTGGTATCCGAAACACGTCATTGTGCAGCTCTACGATGAGAACACCGGGCGTCGGCAGGAGATCGCGGTTCCGAAGACCGTGGCGGCTATCGTGGAGAATCCCTTTTACGCGGTGATGAATGCGCCAAACTCTACTTTCCAGAGGCTCATTCACAAGCTCGCGCTCCTTGATTCCGTGGACGAACAGTCGTCCTCTGGGAAGCTCGATCTCATTGTACAGCTTCCCTACACGGTGAAGACTGAGACGAGACGTCAGCAGGCGGACCAGAGACGGCGTGACATTGTCAATCAGTTGGAAGGCTCCAAGTTCGGCATTGCCTACATGGACGCGGCTGAGAAGATCGTACAGCTGAACCGGCCGCTGGAGAACAACCTTCTGGCGCAGATTCAGTATCTGACCGATCTGGCGTT